TGTTTATGGTGGAAGCATGTAAGCATGTAGAATTTGATGGGAAAGATACGGTAACAGTAGACCCCGCCGGTTGGGCAGCAACAAATGTTCCGATAGAATTAAGCGCGGTCGAATCATCCGTGGAACCGTCGCATTTAACACCGAAGAAACTGGAAGGCCATACTCCGTTTAGCGCGCTATTTGTGGCCTGCGGGGTAGTCAGGACAGCAGATAGACCGCCAAGATTAGCCAGAGTCGTCTCTGCCGGCGTTCCCGTGGAACCTCCATTCCATGCGAGCGGTCCTTGCATGGTCTGTAGGGAGGTATCGGTCAGCGAGACCCCCCCCAGGGAAGCTAGTGTCGGAGAAGGGCAAAATGCCAAGGTGCAAACAAAAGGGATGTTGTCTTCGGTAAAAATGATATTTCCGATAGGGTCCGAAAGAACGAACTTGTAAGCTGCTTGAATTCCTGCTATATTTGCCGATCCGGTCAGATCGAGAATGATCGGGTTTGTGTTCTGCGCAGTCCCTGTGCTGTCCGTGAAAGTCGCCTGCGGTGTCGTAGTACCCGCCGCAAAGGTTGCCAATTTGCATCCTGCGCATGCCTGGCCGATTTGGTTTACGAAGGTTTGGTGAAACTGCGACACAGGAGCAACGACAGTTTGCGCCTTCGCCATGACGAAAGTAAGGGCCAGTAACGCGATAATCGCGAGTTTCTTTCTCATTCGGTGTATCCTTTGGGGGTGTTAATGATTCTTTACATTGCGCTCGGCTATTTCACCGGCTTATTCTGGCAGGCGAAGAACGATGTCCAGCTTGCCATTGCCGAAAAGCTTGTCTGGCTGGCTGCTTGGCCTGTCTGCCTCGTTGTCTCTTTCCTGCGCAACTAACTACTGCGGTGGCGGGAGTCTGAGCGGTTGGGCATTGGCTGGAAGCGCCGGCTGAGGCGACTTGCGAAGTTGTTGCATAAGCGCTGCTACCCGCTCACCTTGACTCATCCCCGGATCGGGAGCCATCAGAGGGATTTTCCCGCCAGCCTGAGCCGGCAGCAGGTTGGTAGTCTGCGGAGGCCGGAAAGTCGGCGCGGGGAACGGTTCTGCCGGTTGCGCTGCCTTGAATGCGCGGGCAATCATCGAATCCGAGGAAGTGAAATTCTTCATCGCCTGGGATGTGACAATGTTTCCTGCTCCTTCGCCGATGCTGCCAATCCCACCCATGACATTGCCTGTGAGGACTTGGCCGGCGCCCTTGACTGCCGTCCCGATTCCCTTCGCTGTTGAGATCTGCTCGGCCAGCGATACAGGATTCTGCCGCATGGCAACCAGCTGGCGCCCATAAAGCTCCTTCTGGACATTGGTCAGCGAACCATAGGCCTGCTTGAGCTGCGCTGCTCCTGGCCCGCTCAGGGTGTCTAGCTTGCTATAGAGAGCGCTGCGGAGCGCATCTCCTTCGGCGATGGTCGGAGAGATTTGCGGATCATTCTGAGCAACCTGCTGGCCTACCTTGTTCTTTGCGTAATAGGTATTGAGCTCTGCGTTGGTGGACTGGAGGAAGTCTTCGGCATCCGTGAGGCTCATCGGCTTCCTATACGTATCCGCCGTCTGCTCAATCTTCGCCACTAGGCTGGGATTCTGGGCCGCCGTACGCTTGTCGATGCTGTTCATCATTGCATCGGCAATCTGGTTTCCGTCGATGGTGGTTCCTGTCGCCGCGGCGGGTCCAAGCCTCTGCTGGTATTGCTGCCAGATCTGCTTCTTGGCGAGATTGGCTGTCTGAAGCGCATCGTCCACCCCGGTTACTGGATGCCCGAGTTGCACTTCTGCCGATTTCATCTGTGGAAGTGCCTGCTGAATAGCGTCATTCCACCCGGTGTTGTTCTTTCCTGGCTTGATGGCGCGGGTGAGCAAGTCTTCAGGGGTGCCATCTACGAAAGAAGGGAAAACCTTGCTGGCGAGCTGCTTAGCTGCTCCACCCGCTGCGGGGACAATCCCTCCTCCGCCTCCCGAGTCATCCACTGCGCGTGCTACCGGTCCAGCCTCGCCGCCTCCAGCAAGCGCCAAAGCCGCTTGTGGGATAGCAGCAACAGCCTCGCCGCTGGGATTCTGCACGAAAGGCGTGATTGCCTTCTGCGCGAGGTCATATTGGTCGCCGACATTACCGAGAGCGGCGCGCCCCGTCTGCGCAATTCCAGCGACGGTGTTCAATGGATGAACGATAGGAGTCAGGAGGCGAGTTGCGCCCGCGCCTAAATTGGTTCCCAGAGATGACATGAGCTTGCCGATGCTGGAGGTATCAACCGGTACCGTTTGCGCGGCCCTATCAAATGCCTGATGTGCTGGGTCTGTGCCGGTAAGAACAGAGCCAAGGCTCCATCCAGAGGAAGACGGGGGAGCCGCGATCGGCTTTCCGCTCGAATCCCATTCGGTGGCAGACAGGGGGGCAGTAGCGGAAGGAGAAACCGGCTGGCCGTTCGCATCCCACTCGACTACGGGCGCGGTTGCTGAAGTTGCCATGATCCCTTTCCGCCGTTACCCTGCGGGTTCCATGTCGCATTGGCTGGTACGCCTTGTGGCCTCGCTGGGGGCGCTGCTGCCCCGGGTAGGCCTTTTCCATACATGCGCTGCATGATGGGGTTGTCACCCATGCGTGACTGCCACTGCGAATTGACCGCATTGCGAACGCCAGCAAAGGACCCGGCTCGAGCATCGGGGCTCATTGCCGCCTTGAAGAGATTGAAAGCCGCATTCCTGGATGCATCGCTCCCAGTTCCACCGCCCATAACCTTGGAATAGTCGTCTGCTGCTCCTACCGCAGCCGAGGCGTATTGAGCCAATGGGCCGTTGCCGGTCGCAGCCTTCGCCCAATCCTCTGCGGTATTGAGAGCGGGTAGGGAGTGCTGCGGGATCTTCTTTGCCGCTTCGGCGAGTTGATCAAGCGTCCCACCGGGAGCCGTGAGGGATTTGATGGACTGGAAAACTGCTGTGTTTGTCGGAGACTTGGCCACATCGTAATAGGCGTCCATCTGCTGGGCGTTATATTGGCCATTGCTGAGTTGGTGCGCGCCATTTAAAGTCTGCTGGATAAATTCAGGCGTAGCACCCCGGGCCTTGAGTTCGGATAAGGTAGCGTCTCCGCTGACCAATAACTTGGCGGCTGCCATCGGATCGCCCTGGGAGAGAGCCTGATGTTGAGCAGCGAGGGACATTTCTCCCGGCATCCGCGCCGATTCCTCCGCACCGGCCTTCTGTGCGGCTGTCTGGATCGCATTCTGCTGGATTTGCTGAGCACCTGGAGCCGTCCCGAGCGCAATCGATGCCTGAGAGGGCTCATAGAGCGAGCTTTGGGGATTCATCTGAGCTTGGAGTTTCTGTGCGCCGGTCTGGGCTTCCGTGGCGCGCGCCTGAGCCGTAGTATCCGCTGCGCCGAGTTCGCGCTGCTTGGGGGATGCCTGAATAGCCGCATCCACGATCTGCTTCAGCGCCTGCGGATTGTCAATCTGCTGGCGTATCTGCTGCAATTGCGGGGTCTGTGGAAGGGAGTCAAAGAGGCTATGTGCAAGCGCCGGATCATAGCCAGCCGCCTTGACTGCGGCGGCTGCCGAGCCTTCCATATCTGCTTGTTTGGACTGAAGATCAGCCTTTGCTGTTTGAAGATCAACGCTGCTTTTCTGGAAGTCGACAATATTCTTCATCACAGCGGGGGTTTGATAAGCTGCTGGACCGCTTGCCAGACCCTGCTGCAGCTTGTTCGGATCGAGCGTTGCTTGCCCGTTCGAATCGGTTGTCATGGCCCCGGCATAGGCTTTATTGAGTGCCTGCCGTGCCGCCAAATCCTGCTGTTGCTGCTGGATTCCAAGACCGCCCGCCTGTACCTGCTGCTGGAGAGCCTGTTGCTGCAAGGGCTGATTCTGCATCAGGCTCCGGAGCTGCACAATCTTGGAAGCCTGATCGAGCGCGTTCGGCGGCTGCGCGGGGGGTTGGACAGAGAGCGCTGCGAGAGGAATTGATCCCATTAGAAGCTATTCCCGTCTGCGGTGACAGAGTTCGCCGCGTTAAGATCGCTGGAGCCTTGCGTTGCGCTCAGTGAATTGAGCAGGGCGAGATTGCCGAGGTTGCTGGTTACCCCGCTCAGACCCCCGCTCAGGGCGTTTGCCGATCCGACCACGCCGGATGCATTAGCCGCGCCAGCATTCTGGAGAGCGGAGCCGATATTCGCGCCGGTCGAGAGCAGGTTGCTCGAAACGCCGGACGCCGCACTTGATCCAAGCTGCCCGAGTTGAGCCGCCGTTGTCTGCCCGAGTCCTGCTAGATTGGCGAGCCGGTTGTATTCGTTGGTCTGCTGGTTTTGGAACTCATTGTACCCCGAAGCATAGGTGTTATATGCATCGTTGTAGACGTTCTGATAATTGGTAGAGGCTAGGTTCTGCCCGTAGGCATCGAGGGCTTGAGCTGTTCCGCCAGTGAGCAGATTCCCTTGCGCGGCGGCTGACTGCTGCATCGCCTGTTCGCCAAGCTGCAACTGTGCCTGCTCGCCGGGTGAGTTGAGGGCCTGCTGTGCTGTCGGGGCAACGAATGGGCCGCCGGGATAGGCTTGCAGAAGCGAGCCGGGTGCGCCGTTGGCCGGATTGACCAGAGAGCCTAGATTTGTGGTTCCTGTGGCAGTCGTGCCACTCGAAGGTGTTGCGCCGAGACCAGCCGTGTAAGGCTGCAGCGTCGATCCGGTGCCGGGCGTTGTCGGTGTACCATTTGGGCCGACCGTAGCGATTGTATTTCGGATGTTGTTGTTCGTGTTGAGTATCGGCTGGGGGCTGGATATTGTGTTCTGCGGGGTTGCCCCGTATGGCACCGCACCGGATATTGGCTGCCCATTGGTCCCGGTGGGCACGGCGCCTGTGGTACCTGCGCCGGTAAACGCGCCTGGAGTTCCCGCCGTTGCGCCTGTGGTAGTGGGAGGGGTGATTCCTAGCAGCGAATCGAGGTTGGCCTCTGCGCCTATGCCTGATTGCAGGAAAGGGGCTAGATTGGATTGCTGCTGCCCGTATTCGCCTTCCTCGAAGCCTAGAGCCTGCTGCGACTCTTCGTATTGGAGCTGCGCGGCTTGTTCTGCGGCTGCAGACTGATCTCCTGCAGCAGTCTGCGAAGCGCTGGCGCCGATGGCCGCCCCGCCGATTGATCCAATTGCCCCGATAGTTCCCGCTGCGATGGCCGCTGTTGACATGCCTTCAAATCCTCTTGATGAATGCGAAGTCGCTCAACTTATACCCGAGAGCGGCAAATAGTTTGGAATGGTCACGGTGAATTTTGCATGACAGGTAAACCTTGATAGCGCCCAGCCTACGGGCTATTCCTTCGGCGCATCGGATCATCTTGGCTCCCGTACCCGACCTGCTCTCTGGGCTCACGTAATAAGCGTCCACGATGAACATGGGAGGCGATGACTTATAGTGCAGGTGTCTGCTGAAGATCGCTAACAGGTAACCGACCATCTTGCCGTCTTCCCGCGCAGTGATCACCTTGAACATGCCGATGTTTTCCATCGCCTTCATTTTCTCGATGTCAGGGTCGATGTTCAGATCGAGGTCGAGCCCCAGCTCCTGCCAGTGCGCATAGACCAGATCCTTTGCCTCAGCTGCCCACGTAGCCACCGATTCAAGCTGGAATGTTGTCATAGATATCCTGAACGGTTTCTATTTTGGGAACTGCGCTATCAGGAATCTCGCCGAACTCCTCGCCGATGCGCATCAGGAGCATGGTGAATTCGAGGGAATCGTCGACTAGATCACTGATCTTAGAATCGGCATTGCATGCCTTGCAAGTTTCATCTGCGACCGCCGCTATCACGTCTTCAATCGTCATTTGCCCTCAATTAAGAACGGTGAAGCGATATGTGCTCGTGTCTGTCGCACCACATAACACGCTAAATCCAGTGCCCGCTGTCAGAGTCTTGATGGCGGGCGTTGTTGTTATAACACCGCCAGCGGTTTCTAGTGTTATTAGAATATCCGATCCCACAATAACTGGAGTTGATGCGACTGTGATTGTGCCTGCTGCTGTGCAAGTGAATGTTCCTCTGCGAGCTGTCGGAGGAGTAAATCCACCAGTGCTGCCAATTAAAATTGTCCCGCCGCTTGCAATACCGAGTCCGAGAGTTACATCAGCAGCGGTTGCATTGTCGTTGAAAACAATGCTGGCCGACTGATTGGCTGAGGCTGACTTGCCAAGCTGAATCGCGTTAAACCCGTTCGTAGCCATCGCCGAATTAAAGATCATGAACGGTGTCGTGGATGTGCTGTTCTGGACAAATGTTCCCTGATTGCTCAGTCCCCCAAAAGTCCCCAAGCCTGTGCATGTAAGGATTCCCGTACCGGAAGACGAGCATCCAGCAGGAAGTCCGCCGCTACTAGAATTTGCCAGCACAAACGCATCTGTAGCGAGAGCTGTAGTGTTATCGCCTACGGTCTGTGTAGTTGCTGACGTTCCATTCGGAAGCGTTGGCGTACCGCTTAGATTAGCCGCAGTGCCTGTGGTATTCACACTGCCCGCAAATGTCTCAGCATTTGATTGTGCAGTAGCAGCCGCACCCGCTGCATCAAACGCCGACGTGGGCTGAAACGCCGCTGTGCCAAACGAACCGCCGGCAGCACTAGTAAGGGCAGTAAGACTAATAAGCGTACTGTTTGTTGTCGCCGTTATGTTTGATGCTGTCGTTGCACTAGTCGCATTTCCAGCAAATCCTCCAGGAGCAGTAACTTTTCCCGTGGTATCAATTGTCATAAGAGGATTGCCTACTATACCAAAAGAAGCTGTATTAAGTGAAGATGCTAAACCTCCTACATTATTGAACACAACCTCAGCGGAGTTGTTGCCAGTCGTCGCTGTGCCCAATCTTATAGCAGTCAGATTGCCAATTGCTAGATTTGCTTGAAGAGAGGTTATTACAGTAGCTGACACAGATGCAGTACTTGCGGCACCAAAAGGACCAGTCAGGGTGCAACCTGCAAGAAGACAAGCTGTACCGGCGGCAACGAATGTGGAGCTGGGCTGGAACGCTGCCGTGCCGAATGCGCCCCCGGCTGCTGTGGTCAGAGCGGAAAGCGTCACAAGGGTGGAATTCGTGGTTGCGGTCACGTTACCGGCCGTATTCGACGTCGCCTGATTCAGGGTTGGCACATCGGCTGCGACGATGGCGCGGAACGTGGGAGCGGAGCTTCCGGTGGCCGGGCCAGCGAGGAAAGTATTTGCCGACTGGGAATTGAATGAGAATGCCTGCGTTCCGCTCGCGCTGAGGGTGGTCGGCGATGCAGACATGAACGAAGGAAGGCTCCATGTGATGCTGCCAATTCCGCTCCCGCTGCTCGATCCGGTGAAAGTGCAGGTTGTTCCCGAGCAGGACCCGGCCCCGGTGTTGAAATTGAAAGTAAATGCGCCCGTAGTGCCGTTGATGCTGGCCACTCCGGCCCCGCTGCCTCCGGGGATGACATATACCCCGCCGACGCAAGCGAATATGCCGCCTATAGTAGTGCTTTGCACGAGGGAATTAGGTACAGAGCACGAGGTTCCCGCTGGATTTCCAGTGAATAGATTGATCTGCGGGATGCGCTGCGCGGCGAGCGGCAAGGCCAGCAGGAACAGGAGAGCCATTTTCTTCAAGGGAACACCACCACATCTATCGTGAAAGATCCCCAACTGATGCCGCTCACTACCGGCAACGTTATCTGCGCTCCAACGGTATTGGCAGCCGTCACTCCTACCAGCAGGTTCTGAATGTTAGCCGCGATGCCCAGATATCCTCCGTTGTTCGACCCTATGGCTGCCATCCCTACCGCTGCCCCGGTTACCGTTCCCGACCCCGCGAAGGTGCCGCTTGCTGCCCCGCCAGCATTGATGACCACAGTTCCCTTGAGATAGGCGACCGCTGTCGAAGTCGCATTGACCGTGACCGCTCCGGTTCCGCCTGCCGGGCTGATCGATACACCGGTTCCAGCAATGATCTGCGTTACGGCCGTGGGAGGCGTTACCGGCTCCCAGGTCGTGCCGTTGAACTCAAGAATCTGGCCGGCCACCGGTCCCGATGCGGAGAGAGCTGCAAAAGCCAGCTTGCCGCCGGCTATCGGGCTACCCGTTCCGTCTGCGATGAAATTTATGTTCTGGTTCGTATAAATCCGGCTGAAGTCGATGCCGGGCGGGAGCATGATGCCGGTAAGGTCGAGATTGGCAGTCTTCTCATTCAGCGCGATAAGCGTGCCAGAAAGCCCTTCGGGAATCCCGGCAACCTCGATTGTCGAGCTAAGCTTACCCTGCTGATTGAATGCGATATTGATCGTCTGCCCGGCGTATTGGAGCCATCTCCGAGCCGCATCCGTAAGCATTCCGTTCCGGTCCACGAATGGGCTGCGGATGATCGTTGCCGAGAGAACCTGTCCTGAGGTGTTGCTCATTTCGCCGCCGAGATTGCGCTGGTGTTCAGATAAGCATCAACGATTGCCACAGGAACAGGATCAATAATCGACATTTCGTAAACCCTGTACCGCGATCTTCCGAGCCGCCTCCAGATTACCCGCGTGGTGAATTCTCCAGCGAATCCCAAGGGCATAGGGTGTAGATTTGACCAAGTTTTCCCCCGGTCATCGCTCCACCTCAGCAGCACGATTGCCGATCGAGGGTTGCCCGAACCGTCCAGCAATGGCGGCTGAGGGCTCTGGCCGCTATCAAAGTCCACTGTGAGGTCCGAATGAAACATGTACTGCATCTCATCGCCGATCGTGGGGGACCTGCGTACCCTGCGGATATTGTTGCCGTTCGAGGTCAGGAAGTTTTGGTTCAACTGATAGAGATTTCCTGAGTTCCAGTCCCCAACGATGTGCAGGCCACCGAACGCGTAAACGTGGTTCCAGCCGAAATCGGGTTGCCACTGCGCCGTAACCGGGTTCCACTCTGCGCGCTTATGCCAGAGCGACTCCACGTTGTCATAGACCCATGCCCACTGCGCGCCTGGGATGTAAACCACCCAGAATTCGTGCCCTGCATCCTGATAGGCGTAGGTGACAATTCCCGCGATCTGAGCTGCAGTATAGGTCGCAAGGTCGGTCTCTACCGCGTAGGTGGAGATCCGGGTGGGGGTGTATCCGTTCGCCCGCCAGGCCATCCGAGAGCCGCGAGCATCGGCGCCGATCCAGAATATGGAGTTGTCCAGCCGGGCCGGAGAGAAAGTTGCCGCCGATCCGGTTTCGATCAATGCACCCGGGATTACGTCATAAATCTCAGCGCTGCCGGTGTCCTGATAGGGCTGGGTGCGCGCCGAACCGAATACCCAGAGTTCCCGCTGATTGAAGATGAGCGAGACGATATTTTCAGCGAAAACAGAGACTTCGTTGACAAGCTGGCCAGGCCATGTGGTGCCGTCCAAAACCTGTGATATCTGAAATATGTTGCTGTTGACAAAAGAAACCACGAAGAAGCTGTCCGCGTAGTCACATTGCAGCGGAACGGAGTGCAGCATCGCAGTGACATTTACCAATGTGGATGTAGCGATTACCCAGCAATAGGCTTGACCGCCGCTGACAATCAATACTTGGATGGAATTGAACGCCAGCGATGCCGGATTGCCATCATTTGCCACAGTCCCGAGGACGGTGAAAACTCCAGCAGCCGTGACTGAAACAAAGTTCGTCCCGGTTACCGCATAGAGCGTGGTGCCCGTCCATAGAGTGGCACGCGGAACGGCGCCCAGCGCACAAAACACCGTCTTGCCCGGCGTACCGAGGTAAGCCTTGAGAGGGAGAGCAGTTTCGCCGCCGTATGCCTTAACTGGGACGATCGCGCCGACAGATTCAACCGTCTGAGCATAGAGATTGATGCATTCCTCAGCGGCAATTGCCGTCGATCTCGCTGTATATGAAGCTCCGACAAAGCCAAAGCGCATCAGTAATTAACCGGGGTATCGCTGATCCAGTTGTAAGCCCTGAGAGCCGGGCTATTAAGCGCCGGGTCGCACTTGAGATCAATGATCGGGGCATTCATTGTCTTGATCGTGGCCAGCGCCTGCCCGGCTGCCGCCGTCAACTGAGGGGTGAGCTCGCCGGGCCACTCGATCGCCATCCTGACGGCCAGATTGTATACCAGCGCCTCGTAGTAGCCGGGTGGGAATGAGTAGGAATTCGCGATGGCAAGGAAGTTGAGCTGCGTCCAGGTGTAAAACGCGATCTGGAGAGTGCTGATATTCGGGATCGGCCACAGATTGATGTTACGGAAAGGGAAGCTGTTGTCATCCCATACCATCGTTGGCAATGCGCCGGTGATGCCCTTTACGGGTACTGCCTGCCATTGCTGAAACGTGGCGACACCGAGAGGAAGTTCAAGCGGCTGCTGGGGATTGGCAAGGCTTATGACGCCATATCCATCGATCCGCGGAGGGCGTGCGGTATTGAAGTCAGCTCCACCGGGCCCGAACTGATAAGTCTGCTGCCCTGAGACGAGGTTGAAAACCTGCCGCTGGATGACGAAGATTAGATTCCGCTGGGCATTCCACGAATCCAGCATCCCATTGGCCATCATCAAGGCGTCATTCGCATCGGCGAACACGAATTGCTCGCCCGATGCAAGGATATGGGCAGCGCGCCCGGCCCGATTGATGATGTCGAGGCCGGTGAACTGGACCGCGCCCGCAGGAGCACTGGGAGTCTCAGGTGCGACCGGTACCAGCGATAGCGACTGATCTGTCTCGTTGACAGTGAGGTTATAGCTATTACCGGCCTGATCCTGAAGAATGATTCCCATCTAGAGGTTATCCGAGTCCTTTTTCTGCTCAGTGTAGCTCAGGTGCGCGAGGTTCTTGTAATCCATCCAGCCGATCTTCTTCAGATCCGCCTCGCGTGCGGGACTCTCCGCGATCTTGGTGCGGTTGCCCTTCTCCCATACCGCATGAGCACCGTTGAACAGGTCCAGGGCGTTCTGGTACTGCTCGGGGCTCGAAGCTCCCTTCGCGAACTGATTGATCGTTGGCTCGGGATTCTTGCCGTAATCGGGGTGATACAGCATCTTCGGGTGCTGGTTCTCCGCTGGATCGAACGGAGCCGGGATATAGGCCATAACCTTGTTGCCGTCTTCGTCGATGGCCATGCCGTAGGTATGGTTTCCCTTGGCGTGCTCGAGAGTGGCCGGAACATGGACGGTTTGAAGCTTTTTCCTCACGACGAATGTCTGCCCTTCAATCTTCTCGCCGGGCTGGCGCAACTGCTGTGCAGTAAGAGGCACCGTATTCTCCAAATCTAGGGCGGCTGGTTAGACCGCCCCGAGGTTGAGGGTTAGTAGGACGAGCCGAACTTCTGCGTTACCGGATCGTATACCCAATACATGATCTTCCCGGCCACAGCGGTCGTAGCATTGGCAATATTTCCGGTCGCCGTCGCAGTGAAAGCTCCCGTTGGCACGATAGCAAATACGCATGTCCCAACCGTGGATGCCGCGAGAGGCGTTTGGCCAGCGCATCCTACAGGGAGGGTAAAAGACGTGATCGCGCCGGTTGAAACGCTAAACATCGAACTGGGAACAGCCACCGCGCCCGCACCGGAAAGAGTTCCGCCGTTGGGAGCCCCGGCTACAAAGAACAGCGGATTGTTGAATCCGGGAGTCCATGTACCAGTCTGCGCAGAGCAAATCCACTGAGCGCCTGTGATGATGTTCACCCAGGGCGTCAACAGCGTGTTTGCGGCCGTGCAAGCCGCTCCGTTACCTCCCGGAGGATCGGAAGCCTGTAGCCCACCGGATCCGGCTGTCTGCGGAGCATTGGTCTGAATAAGCGCCATTGCTCCCAGAGCATGAACTGCCGCCCTGGTTCCCTGCTGCGCCCGGAGCACATTGAACACGGTGGTTTGACCGGTCACGGCGCTGAGGATGCCAAACAGTTCCTGATCGATATAAACGAAAGTCTGCGGCTGGCCATTGTTCGCGACGTTGATACCAGTGGCAGACGTGAGGCTCAGGGTTGTGTTGTAGCTGCCGCCACCCTGCCCGGAGCCGCCACCGGCGCCTCCGACAGTGATAGCAGCGGCAAGCGTGGTTTGCGTCAAGGCTGTCTGGGCGTAAGAGCTCCCAGCCAGACCGAAGGCGATTGCGAGTAATGCAAGAATCTTTTTCACGTGTTTCGTCTCCTTTGCTGTGAATTCTTACGAAGCGATGCGAGTGGCCAATTCGGGGTAAAGCGTGGTCCATCCATACAGGATGTCCAGGCGGGTGGGGAACCGGTCCGTGTTGATGTCATAGGCGCGCACCAGGCGGATCGAGCAGCCCAGTTGCTTGTCATTGACGCGATCGGCGATATCAACTCCTCCAGGCAGAGGAAGATCGGCGCAACCGAAGGCGAAAGCATCCTTGTGGAATGCCAGCCCGCGGGGCGAAGAGGTTCCTGAAGTCCCCTGGATGTTGATTGCCGCGCCGTTGGTCGGCGAAGCGGTCACGGTCTGGAAAGGACCGGCCAGGATGATGCCCAGGCCGCCAGGACCAGAGATCGGGATAGTTGCCACGCCAGCTCCGTTGGCCACAACGTTCTGGGTGACCACGAACTGCCGCAGGGAGCCGGTTGACTGCTTGTTCTGTGGATTGACCGCAAATGTCCCCTGGAAGCTCACCACGTCGCCCTGGTTGAGGATTGCAGCGTTCGCGGTCCATCCAGAGGTGGTGATGGCAGAGCCGGTCTGGTTGGCGGCATTGATCGTGCCCACAACCCCGCCGTAAGCGCCAACGGTCTGAACGCGAACGTTCTGATCCATCGACCACTTGAATCCGATGGTTCTACCCATCGTGCCCTCTGAGTACTGCTTTTCGATGTCCGAAGCGTCATGGAACAGACCCTTGAGCGCATCGACAATAACCGCCTGCATCGCCGGCGAGACGACCAGAGCGCGGTCCTTGTCCCGGGGCGCCGCTTCCTCGTCCAATCTCTGTCCGCCCTGAAGGTAGGTCAGCAACTGGTTGGGAACCGTGCCGGGGGTGCCGATTTCGTTGTAGACATTGAGGTATTGGCTCAAGCCGTCGAAATCGATACCGTTGGCCACATTTGCGATCGCCGGCATGATGAAGCGCTCGGAGAAATCATCGATCGACAGCGCCAGATCCTGAGAGCTGAAGATGATGTCGACGCCGCGCTGCACATTGAGGGTCAACGGGACGCTGGTTTCGGTCGCATCTTCAAGCTGGAGAGCCTGACCAACGCGGCCTACATATCTCGGGGGCTTGCGGATGTTGAGCACGGTGCCGATTTTCGCGCCGGCCCGGCCATATTCGTCGTCAAAGTCCCGGCGAACATACTTCGTGAAAGTCAGGTTGTTCTCAAGAACACGCAAGGCCTCCCGCGTGATCATCGAAATTGTTAATAGGGTGTTTGCCAAGGTGTTCTCCTAGAACTCAGCGGGCGGAACGATATCGCTTGTAATCCTGATACGACATCTGTCCCGGCTCCACATTTGATCCTGTTGCACCGCTGCCCACTGGCCGGATAGGCTGAGGGGCTTGCGATGCGGGTTTGGGCTTGGGAGTAGAAGGAGCGCTCAGCTTGTCCGAGATGCGCGCAATCGCCGCAATAGACTGCATAGGCCGCAAGTCATTGAGCTTTTTCGCTTCCTCGGTGTGAGTCGCCAGATAGTAGACGATATCCGCCGAATTCGGTTGTTCTACGATGGCCAAAGCTGCACTCTGAGGAATGGCTACATCCCCAAAAGTCTTTGAAACCTCATCGAAGTCATCGTATTTGGCTCTCGCCTCGGAAAGTCGGTTGTTGTGCGCATCCCAAAGTTCGCGGGTTTCCTGCTGCTTGGCTGTTGACTGTTCGGCTTGGCGTTCCCGATCGCGCTTCCAATCGGCTCGGGCATCGAACCAATCATTAACGTTCTCGAAATCCTCAATCTTTGGCTCGCCGGGTTTCGGTGCTGGCTTGGCGACGGTTGCCGATGTTATGGCAGGCGTCTTGCTCTTGATGCTATTCAGCTCAGCTTCTAATTCGGCGGCTCTGGCTTCCACTTGCTTGTTTCTCGCCGTAAGCCTGTCAACGCGCTTCTGCCATCCGCTATGGGATTCGCCTTTCTGTCTCTCCGGTTTCTGCTCCGTGGTAACCGTTTCCGACTCGGTTTCAGTTTTGCCCTCTGCGGGCTCGGATTCTTCCTTTTCCTCCGGCTTCACAAAGGGCTCGCGCCAGTTTTCGCCGGTAGCGTGCTCAAGTTCCGCTTGGGAGGATGTCGTTGAGGCGATTGTGATTACTTTTTCGGGCATGGAATTTGCTCTCCATTGGGATCGTGTTACGACTTGCGGGAAATCTTGACAGTGCAATTGACCGCGTTTGCGTTGGCCGTGGTGCACTGGATGGCGATAAATGTGCCGATAAACTGGGGGACATCGATGCGCGCAACTCCCGAAGCATTCACGGCTGTCACAGCGTCGGTGCCAACTTCGATGTAATTTCCCTGAAGGTCGGTATCAGCCTCCATCACCGTGAAGGAGAACGCTCCGGGCGCCGCGGCGAAAGAAATCTCTACCGACAGAGCAGGAACTGTATTCCGCTCCGTCCCGAGAACCTCGAACTGTTGCGACAGGGCCCCCGTCGCCGGATTCTCGGTATTGAATGCCAGTTGCTGCTGCCCTGGATTGAGGGCGGGTGCTGGCGCAATAGTGTTATATGGCGGCATTCGGCTCTCCTTGCGGCTGTGCCGCCTGTTGCTGCATCTGTTGACCGGCGTCCTGCGATGACTGCGCGGACTGGTTCTGTGCTGCCTGCTGGCCCTGCTGCAGAGCCTGTCCATGCTCCATCTGGCTCATCGCGGTATCGTGAGCCGCATTGTGCAGCTCGGACCACACCTGCATCGTCTCCTGAGCCCTGTCCGAGGCGTCCTGAGTCTTGGCATTGATCTGGGCGATGACAATCTTTGCTTCCTGCTCCATTTGGAACATGCGCAGCTTCCCTTGCTGTTCCATCTGCGCAATCGACATCTTGCCCTGCTGTTCGAGCTGCTTGCTCTGAATCATTTCGTGCTGTTTCTGCAGCAATGCGGCCTGTTGCTGGTGAAGCTGATTCAATTGCGCAAGCTGGCCTTGAACCTTCTGCAGCTGCTCCTGTGGATCGCTGGTATCCGCCTGCTGGAGTTGTGGAGGAAGGAGCAGTTTGACCCGGTCGGCGATAGCGTCGGCCCCGGGAATGTCCATATTGCGGATGATGATGTCGGGGGCTCCCTGCTGTACGATCGGGACTTCCTTCATCAGCTCCAGCTGGGTGGCAGCGGCTTCTTTTCGCTTTGTCTGATAGCTTGGACCGATATCAACCACCACATCGTAAGTGCCAACGCCAACATCGAAAACCTTCTTAATCGCTTCATCTTCCAAGGTGTCTCTGGCATCATCTTCCGTCATGCCGGTCGATTTCGAATTGAACACCCCAACATGGTCAATCGTATCGTCAGGCTTGATGATCCGCTGAATCCGGGGCGCATCATACACATAAGGGATCTGATCGATAAGGTACTTCCCGATGTGCGTCTTGGTGCGCTTCAGGTTGTCAGAATAATTAAGCGTAGAGACATCGCCCTGCTGCTGCTGGGCAAGAATGGCCTTGCCTGACTCATCCGGCGACTGCTGCTTTCCCAGGGAGGGGTTATACAGCCCTGTTGATGACATCAAATCTTCGCCGGCCTGCTTCACCAGCATCATCATTGCCTGAATCGGCGGCTCAGTGGCGTTTCTGCTCGGAGGCGGCGCGCCCTGGACAAAATGGTACTTCAGGAATGCCAGTTTCCTTACGTTGGCCTGCTGCCACTGATTCTCGTAACCTTCCACCTGGTCATCAGTGACGAGCCAGGGCGCTTTGGTGCCAATACCAACTGCTTCGGTAGCAGCCGAACAGTGGTAGTTGTATTGACGCTGGGCGTCTTTGGCATCCCTCACCAATCCTTTATAATGGCGTTTCCCGTCAACGTGCGTTTCCTCTGCATAAACGGGGAAAAGCGGCATGAATTTGCCCTTCAACTCCCGCTCATCAAGGATGTCCTTCCCGGTGATCGTCGCCCAGTGCCATGTCCGGGTTATCTTGTCGCGCTTGCCTTTGCGTTTCTCCCGGGTTTCCTCGCACCAGAAGTATTCGGCAACCCTGATTGTCTCCTTGCTCATCCAGCCGGGCGGCATATCGCCCATGCTTTGGAAGTCTTCGAGTCCGCAGAGAGCCGAATCGGGATATTCGTCCTCGAAGTCGTCTTTGGACATATCATCGACGACAAAACAGAACCTGGCATCTTCCCTGTTTGGCCGGCACGCACGCGGATCGCAGTATACGGAGAAGGGGTTGGAAATCATCTTGATCTTGATTTCCTGATCATCGCTGTCATCGTCCGCGTAATCCGTGACTGCCCTGATCCAGCCCGGGCCTCCGGTCGTTACAGCGAAGTCGAAGGCTATGTCATCGGCAATCTCTGACTCGGAGTTCTGCTCGATATGCCGGATCATGCCCTGAAAGACTTCTGCCGTCTCTTTATCGGCTCCCGAGCCTACCGGGCTGACCTGAATAGCGGGGCGCTGCTGCCTCTGCTCATTGCAGACCTGCCGGATGAACTTTCCCAGCTGATTGAGAGTCAAGCAGGGCGTTCCATCGGCTGCGCGCTGCGTCTGAATCTCTGCCGGCCACTGCTCGGAAAGCTTGGCGAACTTCAGGTCATCGAGCGCCATGCGGCGATTTTCGGCCTCAGCATCTGCGCTGAGCTTGAATCTCGCATGAGCCTTGGCGAGGAACGACCTTGTATCCCTTGGTTCTTTCTCAGCAGGCATTCACTTTGCCGAATATATCGCCTTGGCGGATGAGCGTATACTCGCCGCACTCTGCATCGTTCAGACTGAACCGCACCACTTCGCCGGGGACCACGTCCATCGGGTAGCGGCCACCCTTATCGCGGCGCCTGCCGGGGCCGACAGATACCACCAGGCCAACGTGAGAGCGGTTCTCTGCCACCATCGGGATATGGATCAGATCGGATACAAGTTCGGGGATGAGCTTCACTACGATGCCGTCATGCAATGGCTGGAATGCTGACAGGTCCACTATCCCCTCCGGTGCTTCATCAAGTCGCCAAGCATCACGGCCTTTTCCTTGATGCGCTTGGTGAATGACGAGTTGGAGCCGTGATGCATCGCTGCCAGGGCAACAGCCTCGCCGCGGCGCTTGGCCGTATCCATCGGGTATGAACCGGTACCGGACTTTCCGGGCACGCCGCGCTCGGACTTGGGAACGGCCTTCTTTGCTGCCTCTGACATCGCCATTAGCTGAAGGCCACTCCGATAGCGCCGAGAACGCCCCACTTCCCCTGATATGCACGGAAGAGCACGCTGGCTCCCTTGTTGCCGTTGAATGTGGCAGTATTGACGCCTGCCGATCCGGTTATCAGATTGCCGGTAGAGGTGACGGTGTGCGCATGGCCACCGACGTCCTGAAACAAGCAGGTAATACCGTCATCGGTACCCGCGACTGGCGCGCCAAGCGTGATCGCATCGACACCCGCCGAAGCAATGATGAAGTTTCCGCCGCGGACCTGATTGATGCCGAAGCTCGATCCGTTCGGAGAGGGAATCGCATCCGCCGCGCCTGTCAAGATGTTCAAAGGACCTTGCTGCGCATCGGTGTCGATAATGTCCTGCACCGCACCGCCAGTGTCGAAAGTTCCTGTCCTGTTGCCTACTGCTCTCATACGATCTCCTTCGATCTAAAAAGTTGGGGAATCTGCACTCGGTGCCATCTGCATCCTTGCGGAGCTTAGGAACATCGCCTGCGCGATCCAAGCATCAATTCTTGGGTATGCCCAGTCTCCCCAAAACTGAGTCGTTCCCGAGTGCAGACCTGAGGGAAGTTAGGCAGTCTGCGCGATCGACGCCGAGAACACGGCAGACGTGGTGCCGGGCGTCAAGGTCACGGTCAGCGGAGGCGTGGTCACCGTGGTGCCATCGGGAGCGACGGCGGATGCCGCTGCCTGGAAGGAGGTACCGGTATCGTTCTGGGGCACGCTGAACACCGAGCTGGTGGTATCTGCGCTGGTCACGATGGTCACGGTCGGATCGGAGCAGCTATAGGTCCACACGGTCGGCGTGGAGGGGGGAGTGGTGAGCGGTGCGCCGTTCTCAAGCAGGGTTGCGGCGAAAGTGCCGGTCGATCCGGCATTGATGTTTCCGATTGCCATGGTGTTCTCCTGGTGCAGTACTGCGGTGAAAACGGCGGGTTTGGGCTCAAGCAGGTGCAGCACGCGCTCAACGAGGTGTTCGAGGCGTCCAAGTCTGCGGTAAACTTCGCGAAAGAAATCGTTGCTCATTTGTGAGCGGGCGGTGCTGGGGTCCAGGCTGGCTTGACAGGCTCCAAGCGCGGGGCGTGGCCTACGGGGAGCGGATCTACGTTGTCATTCGCTGGATTGACGTCGTGTTGCACCATCTGCCTTGTTGCGATGTCGACATGCACCGGTCCAGGGGTTGCGGGAACCAGCCTTCCTTGGGTAGCGCCAGGATGGGACAGGATAGCCGGCATGGGGGCAGCGTCAAATTCCCGCGCCATCCTCCACGGACACTTGGGATCGTGGTTATCGACTCCGCCAAGCTGATGCTGGTTGCACAATGCGCAACGCTGGGTTGCATACTGCAAGGGCTCTGGCGTGTCGGCCAATGCCTTGACGATATCTGCTGCTGTGGGTTTGGGTGCTGCTTGATCCATGTTAGTCCTCACCTTCTTCTGAGCGTTCCTCGTCCTTTGGATGCTCAACGCGCTCAGGTGCGCTATCGGATTCTTCCTTGCCGCCCGGCTCAGCCTTTTCTTTTGGCTCCATGCCGGCGATGTGGGCTGCGGCACCGTGCAGGTCGGCGAACTTCTTCTCCGCTGGCGGCTTGTATGCTCCACCCATCTGTACATAGTGATGCTGGACCGATACGCCACCGCCGATGTGCGGATGAATCTCAAGGTGATCAAGACCCTGCTTCGAAATGGGTCCGCGGCGAGGCGCCTTTGCTTCGCCGATAGCTGTGCGCATTTCTGCCATGAAATCTCCTAACTCATCCAACTCTGTGATGCGGTACCGTATCGGGTATCCGCTGGCTTTTCCTTACGCGCCGGCTCTTTGATGCCGACCGCCATTGTCCTCAGGGCATCCGCGGGATGGGATGCGTCGTCATGTAGTGGTCCCGATCTCGGCACGCCCAGCTGTGTCGCCGGGCCCCACTGGTATCGCCTTAGGTAGCTCAGTCCATCTGCGCACAGCTTCTTATCGAAGTAGAGCGTGGGGAACAAGGTGCGGACTGCATTGATCCCATCAGTGACGCTCAGCTGCTGGTTGCACCGCGTCTTGAATCCCTTGGCGCGCATGATCTCTTCAATGCTCTTGCCGGTGCCAAGGCTCTTTGCGGCGCCGTCCCAGGGAAGAAAGCATGTGCCCAGCGTATAACCCCAACTCTGAACCTCTTGCAGGTAGAAGTCGATGGCCTGGTGATCGAACTCGAAGTATCGAAGCACCTTGATTTCAAACGGTGTACGCTGTGCAGCCCAAATGGAAACGCGATCAGCAAACCCAAGATCCCAGAATGTGTCAACCGGCCTCATCGGATCGTAGGGAACATCCCGTATCCGTCCTTCGCGCTCCGCGAGCTGAATCTCCTGCTTGTAGATCGCGCCTTCTACCGTTGACCGTGTGGCGCCCTCGTAGACGTGATGGAAGGTGTCGGGATCGCGTTCTTTGAGGGTTTCAATCTTCTGGCTGGACTCAGGGCTAAGCCAGTTATTGTCCAGGTAGGATATTTCGCATACGAAAGCGCCGGGTGGCGGATCAACGATGAAATCTTGATAGACCGCATCCGTTTCCAGGTCCGGATTCAGCGAAAACCAGATTTCCGATCCGGGCTTGCGGATAGTTGGAAGAAGGATAGTCAAGCTGCGACGGCTTACAACCGATGCTTCCTCTATCCAGCATATGTCTATGGCTTCATAGGACTTTAAGCTGCTTACCGTCTGCTTGCGGAGGCCTGCAAACACAAACTCGGTGCCGTTAATGCCTCGTATCTCCGACTGCAGAACCTTGTAGAAGTCATCCAGGCCGAGCCGGGCTATCTGATCACTCAGGAGCTGGTGAACTGACTCCCTGATGGAATCCATCGTCTCGCGCCCACAGAGGATGCGTAGAGTCTTCTGCGCGCCAAGGATGAGCAATGCCTGAGCGATCGACCAAGACTTGCAGCCATCGCGGCCGCCGTAAAGCACTTTATACGGGTGCGGCTCAAAGAGCGGTGCAAGCTTCTCCGGGATCTTGATCTTAACCGAAGGGATTGCGGTGCTCATCGTCCATTTGGTGGCTCAGGACGCACAAATTCGACGGTAATCTCTGCCTTAATCGGGCCGCCGTCAGCGCCGGTAAGCTCGGTCTGAAGCTTGTCGCCATACTTCTTGGGATTCCACTTTGCGAGCAGCTTGAGGCGTGTCTCGATGCGCAGCTTGCGATGCTCAATCATATCGGCGGTCTTGCGCTCAACCATGTAAGCAGGCTGGCCCTCGTCATCGCACGCCTGAATTCCTTCAACCATCACCGGCTTAACTGTAACTATTTCACCGACTTCGGTATTGTCGGCAATATCAAGGCATTCCTGAAGAATCTGTGCCTCGCCTAAATCCCGCGCGCGTGCGAAGCGGGTAGACTCTAGCTTATCTTCCGTCTTCGCATCCGCTTCAAGCCAGTCGTAAACCAGGGAATAGGAAGGTTTGCCCTCCTGACGGCAATAGGCTCTGAGTGTTCTGCCTGACTCCAGCCAAGCATGTACCTCAGGAAGGAATTTATCTGGATGGAAACGAACCTCGCTCACTGTCCCACACACAGCGCATTGGCTTGCATAATCAGCTCATAGCCGGCGCGGTTAGCTGCTTGTCCTGAGATTGGGGGCTGATACTTGATGTTCTTCAATTCAGCCCTGGGGAGAGCTTCGCGAAGACTTGCCTGCTCATTGCGGGCTTCTATGGATTCTTTCAGGGTGAGATCGCGGATGGATTCGCCTTCGATCACCCAGGCGCAGGCACAGGCGTCGATCGCCTTGAGGGCCTGGGAATACTTGAGCCGGATATTTTTGGAGATATTGAGAATGCGGTGGCTTTTCATTAGGGAGCCGAAGCCTATCGGGACTCGGAGCCGGTAAAGCGGTTGGAATCTGAAGATGAATATAACACCGAAGGACAATAAGCAGTCAATTAATTAATTTTCTTGCCTGGAAATACCTGATAGCCTCATCAATCGTTAAATCTCCTTCTACGCCCTTGACGCACTCCCACCGTTTGCCGACGGTACAGAACCAAGCACCCAGCGCCTTATACATGTAGGGTTTCACTCTCATCACTTACCTCCTCACTCGTAATAAACCCTGAGTGCGTGCGCGCACCTAATGACTCTTTATAATGCCAGATTCTAGAGGGCTTGAGCACACTGAAAGCAAGGGTAGTTACTCTCAGTGCGAGCAGAAACGGTATGCCGTCATCTGTCGGGTCTCGCGTTCTGGTCCCAAGCTCTCATTGCTTACGCTCGCCTCCCGCAGAAGGACGATCCTCTATCGACCAGAGAGCACGCGGGACGCGCGCAAGGGGCCGGTTACTCTCTGGAGGACAACTCCATTGAGCCGAATGCACGGGGCCAAGCGCACGAAAGCATAGACCGAGACGAAACGCGAGTTGTCGGGGCTTTATGCAATTGAGTCCCTGGCTGTTGCAACTATATCAATGATTCTGGTATCCTACAAGTGCATTCGATCCCTGGCAGTTTCGGTGCGGCCTCCTTGGTCTGATCTGGTTAGTTCACGATGCCCTGGCTCCCAGCTGGGGCATTCGTGTCTGTGCTCTACAATTACCGCATGACAACCCCCCAGGGCTATGCGATGAATAAGGAAGACCACGATCGGCGCGAGCTGGACAGGCTGATGAAACTAGAAGAAATAGAACGACTTAAACGCCAGCGGCAGGCGCGTCTCAATCCCCCGAAGTGACTTTGCGCATCTAAAGTGGCGTGAAGCAGTCGCCGCCCAAGCCGAAGCAGGCAGTATTCATGGTGCAGACCAGGATAAACTTGGTCGCCGAGGGATTGCGCTCGAATTTGATTGCCGTGTGGAATGCGAAGAAAGTACGCTGATTCCGCTTTACATGCTGCATTAATAATTATAATATCTAGCAGTGAAGACTTGCCTGCAATGCGGTTTGGAGTGGCTGCCGAGGGTTGCCAATCCCAGGGCGTGCCCGAAGTGCAAGCGGTATGACTGGGCTGAGGCGAAGAAGAGCCACGCGGCGGCGCCGGTCGAGCAGAAGCCAGTCTCCATCTCCTATGCACTCAAGGTCCCATGCCCACGCTGTCGCAGCTCCTCGAATATCGTTCCGTGGGGATCGATGGCCCGCTGTACCGCCTGCAGGATTAACTTTTAACCCAACAAGGAGATACCATGAACCCCACTAGTCCGCTCACGGCCCAGGAGTATAACGAACAGATGCAGCGCGAGAAGATGGCTGCTGCGAACCAGGAATGCGGAAAGATCAGGGGGATTCCAGCCCCTTCTTCCTTCGGCTACGACTATACGCAGGCGAGTGTAGCGCAGGGGACCACTCGCACTTTCACCCTGAAAGAGGAAGCCGAAAAGCGCTTCATGGACCACCGGCAATCGGCTGATAAGGCTGAGCGCGCAATCGTGTTCCTGAGCGAGAATCCGGCCTTCGATGAGTTCGTTCGGCTCGTCAGGGCCGGCGTTATCCAGTTTTAGCAGGTTCGTGCGCGCACTTGGGCCCATCCTTCACCGGGTGGGCCTTTTTGCGCCTCTATATATTTCAATCCCATATCGCATTTGTGTTACACTCTCAG